CCCGGATTCCGTTCTGGTGGAGAATGACTTCAAGGGGATCGAGGTCGGAGTCTCCGGCTGTTACCACAAAGACAAGAACTTCCTTCGCTACGTCCGGGACCCGGAGAAGAACGACATGCACCGGGACATGGCCAAGCAGGTCTATTGTCTTTCTGACTCCGACTGGGCCAAGCTGGATAAAAGTGCGGCCAAAGATGCTCGCTACGGAGCGAAGAACAAGTTTGTGTTCCCTCAGTTCTATGGGGACTATTATGTGGCCTGCGCCCGTAACCTCTGGGAATGGATCGAGAAGGGCAAGCTCAAGGGACCGGACGGAGAGTCACTGTTCAAGCACCTGGAGAAAAAAGGAATCACGGAGCTGGGAGCTTGCGACCCGGACCAAAAGCCGGTCCGGGGCACGTTCGAGTTTCACCTGAAGGAAATCCAGGATGACTTCTGGAATAATCGCTTCGGCGAATACGGCCAGTGGCGGAAGGATTTCTACAACGATTACCTGAAGCACGGATACTTTGATCTGTTAACCGGGTTTCGTATTCACGGAGTCTATTCCCGCAACCAGGTGACCAACTTCCCCGTCCAGGGAGCCGCCTTCCACTGCCTTCTCTGGAGCCTAGTCCAGATCAACCGGGAACTCCGGAGGAGGGGAATGAAGTCCATGATCGTAGGTCAGATCCATGACTCACTGATCGCGGACGTTAGGATTGATGAACTGGCCGAATACCAGTCCATCGTTTCCACGGTCACCCAGAAGTGGCTCCGGAAGCACTTCGATTGGATCTGCGTCCCGCTGGAAGTCGAATACGAAATCTGCCCCATTGGAAAACCGTGGAGCGAAAAGAGAGAGTTCAAGTTCAAGGAGGGACAGTTCAAGCATCCGGAGAAGGATATCTGGACCCCTAATGCGGAGAAGTTCCTTCACTCCTTGATTCAACCGGCCGTGATCCCGGACCGGCCTTCAGCCGCCGCAGAGCGTGGGAGTTTCAGATCAAAACATCAAGTCAAAACAAAACTAGCACAATCTAAAATATGAGTCACGAATTATACAAACGCTATCGTCCCAAGAAACTAGCCGAGGTAATTGGCCAGAACAAGGCCATCTCTACACTTCGGAAATTCATGGACGATAAAACGGTCCCTCATTCTCTCCTCTTCACCGGGCCGTCCGGAACCGGGAAGACCACCCTCGCTCGGATCTTGTCCCGGTTCCTCGGATGCAAGACGAAGCATGACTTCGAGGAAATCAATACCGCGGACTTCAAAGGCATCGATACAATTCGGGATATCCGTCGCAGAGTTCAACTCAGATCCCTGACTAGTCCGGTTAAGGTTTACTTGATCGACGAGTGCCATAAGCTAACGAACGATGCGCAGAACGCCATGCTGAAAATGCTGGAAGATACTCCGGAATATGCATATTTCATTCTAGCGACTACAGATCCGAATAAGCTCATCGCCGCAGTCCTCGGCCGCTGCTCTGAAGTTAAGCTGACCGCAATTCCGGATGACCAAATGGAGAAGCACGTCCAGTGGGTTATTAAGCAGGAGAAGATGAAAATCAATGAGGACGTCATCTCAAAGATCGTAGAAGCTGCGGACGGCTCTGCGCGTAAGGCTCTCGTGCTCCTAGAAGCTGTCGCGAAGCATGAGACGGAGGAGGAGCAGCGGAACGCGATCATGCACACAACGCTGGACAAGGACCTGGCATTTGCTCTGGCCATGTCCGTAGTATATCGGGGATTTCCAAGCCCAGATAAGAATAACCCGGGAAAGAAAAACTGGAAGAGGGTCACGGATTGGAGTGAGGTTGCAGGCCTACTCCGAAAACTGGAAGACTATGAAGCAGAAGGAATCCGTCAAGTAATCCTCGGAGTCGCCCGTGGGTGTCTTATCGGCAAAGAAGGTAAGGCCCCAAATAATCCACTCAGAGGAGCTTTTGTCATAGAAGCATTTTCAGGAAACGTATGGGACACACGGCATGCCGGTCTGGCCGAAAAGTGTTACAACGCATTCACGAATGGTCCGAAATAAAAAAAGGAAAACAATGATACATGATAGAACGCTAACCAATAAACACGTCGAGATGGTCCTTCGCTTGGGCAAGCCCGGGCAGACTATTCTCGAAACCTTAACGGCCTGGGATTGCAACTTACTCCACATGGGCGGCTGTCTCCCCGGGGAGGCCTCGGAACTCTATGACGCAGTCACGGAGAGTCTCGGCCAGGACGAGATGCTGGAGGAGCTGGGTGACTTCGCCTTCTACCTGGTCGCCGTCCGCGCAGCCTTTAAGCTCAAGCAGTGGGCCCCGGGTGATGCGCACATCTGCAAGAGTCCGGAGGAGAATGCACTTCAGCTCATGCGAATCTCCGGTCACTTCTGGGACGTAGTCAAGCGGATTACCATTTACCGGAAGGAGATGGACAAGCCGGACAAGAAGTTTGACGGGAAGTCTCTGGAGCAAGTGGCCGGAGAACTCCTAACCAAGCTCGAGGCCCACTTCCTCGCCATCCTCCGGTTCTACGGTCTCACCGTGGAGCAGGTCCTCCAAGCGAACTGGGAGAAGCTGGCCGATGCGGACAAGGGTCGTTATGCCTCCGGGACCTACTCTGATTCTGAGGCCCAAAACCGACGTGATAAGGAGCCTGCCACGCAGCCTTCCTACGGGTCCAAGGCGTAGACGATAATAGGGTCGCCTATGGAAACCAACGACGACATACTTCAGATTGATGAGAACCGGCTGGACAAGGAGTGCGTTCGCCTCCCGTTCCAATACCGGCAGGCCTCCGTCCAGGCAGCTGACTCCGCACGGGATCTTGACGAAGCGAGAGCTGAGCTGGACGTTAGGGAAGCTGAACTGTTCGCGGAGATGAACAGGAACCCGGACAAGTTCGGCCTTGAGAAAACCACGAACGATGTGGTCAAGGCAGCGATCCGGGCTCACGTCCGGGTTCAGAAGATCGAGAAAAGAATCCGGGAGTTGGCTCACAAAGCCCAGCTTGATAAGAGCCTGGTCACGGCTCTCGAGTTCAAGAAACGGTCCCTCACAAACCTAGTCGAACTCCACGGCGCAGGTTACCACGCAGAAGTCCGGACCTCAGAGCAGGGCCGGGAGCACCTCAAAAAAGTTTCCCGGGGAAAGCAAGCCCGTCCTCTTTCCCGGGATCGCGACGAGCGAGAAGATTAAACACGGGTTGTAAATCATACGTATGAAGAAAAAGAAATCAGGTTCAAAATATGACTTAGCTTCCTCCAAGAAATGGATGGAGAAGCAAAGTTCGGGGTTCACGGCATCTTTTCTTAAGCTGCCTCAGGGGGTATCCCTCTACCCACTCAAGCCGGGCAAGGCCAGTCTCGACGTCATCCCGTTCGTAGCCGGGAAGAATAATCCGATGGCCGATGCCGGCAAGTTGTGGTGGGAACGGACCTTTCACGTTCACCGGAACGTCGGCCCAAATCAGTCCACGTTCGTATGTCCAGCCCGGACCTTGAACAAGCCCTGCCCGGTCTGTGAGGACAAGGCTCGGATCATGAAGGGTGACCCGGACGAGGAGGAAGTGAAGCTCGCGAAAGACCTCAGCCCAAAAGAATGGCAGATGGTCAAGGTCGTAGACCGGAACGACACGGAGAAGGGTGTTCAGATCATCGCTACCTCCTTCCATCGGTTCGGCGACGAAGTCCAGAATGCCGTCAACATGGGAGAAGACGACGAGAGCCTAGAAACCTTCTGGCATCCTGAAGGTGGCAAGTCTCTCCGGGTCCTCTGGGCCGAAGACTCCATGGGCAAGACGAAGTTCACCCGGGCTAAGAAGGTTGACTTCAAGGACCGGGGTGAGGAAATCGAAGAGGAGCTGATCGACGCGATCTGCCTCGATGACCTCCTGATCATTCCGGATTACGAGAAGCTGAAGAGCCTCTATGAGTCCGGAGAGGAATCCGACGCACCTGCGGCCAAGAAGTCCTCCAAGAAATCCAAGTCGAAGGACGAGGACGAGGAGGAAGAGGAAGAGGAGGAATCCGAAGACGAGTCCGATGAGGACGAAGAGGAAGAAGCTCCGAAGAAGGGCAAGGCCTCCAAGAAATCCAAATCCGATGAGGATGAGGATGAGGACGAAGAGGAAGAATCCGAAGACGAGGACGAAGAGTCCGAAGATGAGGAAGAGGAAGAAGAGGAGGCCCCGGCCAAGAAGTCCTCCAAGAAATCCAAGTCGAAGGATGAGGATGAGGAGGAGGACGAGGAAGAGGAGTCTGAAGATGACGAAGAGGAATCGGAGGACGAAGAGTCTGAAGATGACGAGGAAGAGGAGGAAGCTCCCAAGAAGTCCTCCAAGAAATCCAAGTCGAAGGACGAGGACGAGGAGGAAGAGGACGAAGAGTCTGAGGACGAAGAGTCTGAGGATGAGGACGAAGAGTCTGAGGACGAGGAAGAGGAAGAGGAAGAAGACGAAGAGGAGGAAGCTCCCAAGAAGTCCTCCAAGAAATCCAAGTCCAAAAAGGATGAGGATGAGGACGAGGAAGAGGACGA